TACTTGTTGGTAGGGGGTGTTCGCTATAATAAGTGCTATGAAGAATCTACTGAGTACTATGTCAGAGCCAAGGTCGGTGACGGCGGTGATGGTGGTTATCTACACTGCTATCTCGATTACTGGTCTTGGCTTTGTTACGAGCTACAGTTCGCTTCCGTGGGTTATCACCCTCGCGGGAGTACTAATGGTCGCATCTGGGATTATGGGCGCGCCCTCGGCGTGGTTGGGTTCCTGGTGGTTGGAAGGCCCCGCTGCGCTTGTTGCTGTAGTTGGCATTATGTTGGTGTCAATTAATGAGTTTGTGCTGACCACGGCACATGTTCGCTGGCCACTCCATGTTATTATTTTGTCAGTAATTATTGCTTTGTTCTTCCTGGGGCGTGCTCTGCGTGTGTGGCCGTATTCGTATCGGCCTGGGGTTCTGCAGAAGAGTGAGCTAGAGAAGGCTGAGGAACAATACAATAAGACAAGACAGGAATACCTTTCAACCGTTAGTGAGTAACAAGGAGTTAGCATATGAACACGGCACTAGTGGGCTTGGTGTGCTCTGCCGTAACCCTTGTTATCAAGGCTATTATCGACATGTGTGTAGATCGTTATAAGAAGGCCAGAGAAGTCCAAGAGGCCCGGGACGATCTGGAAGCTGAGCTGCACACGCAAGTGTTCCTGTGGAAGGAACATGCCTATGCTGTGCGTGTCGCTGCTGTTCAAGCCGGTGTGAAGGTAGAGGACTTGCCTTCGGTGCCGAAGGAGGATTGATGCTGTTTATTTGGTTCCTGGTGGGTCTTGCAGTTGGCTTGGCTGCTGGCATTGCAGGTACGTATATGTACCTAGACAACAAGTTTGAGAAGACTGTGAAGGATGTGCTCAATGATGTCGCAGAACAGCTCGCGCAATTTGCTGACGAGTGACGACCCAGAGCTGCGTGGTAAGCGCGACATGGCCTTGTCGCTGCTGAAGCGTGGCACTGAGCGAAACAAGATCATTAAGGCGACAGGCTTCACGTCTGAAGAACTGTTCATCATCGAGCAGTCATACTACGACAGCCGACAGGAGCTGTCGCCTCGCAATCAGCGCATCAAGCAGCTTGATCGCCTCGATGCGCTTGTCGATATGGCTTATAGCCAGATTGAGATGTTCGGTCTTGCTGATGAGAAGGGCAACTGGGGTGCGAACCTTCAGGGCCTTCTTGCGGTTTTGCGTGAAATCTCCGAAGTTGCGAATCTAAAGCGCCAGACGGTGACTCATGAGATTCGTGTGATCGAAGAGAAACAAGTGGACATCATGCTGTCGTTCACCAACCAGGTGCTCGAAGAGTACACGGCGCTTGTGTACCCGCACCTGTCTGCCAAGGCTAAGCGTGCCTTGGAGACGAATAAGGCTGACTGGTTCTCTCAGGCTGTAAACAAGCCTGCCGCTTTGCTTGAAGCGACTGTGGAAGTTGAGGGTGAGTAATGCTGCCCTTTGGTGCTGTCGCCAAGAAATTCTCAGATGCTCAGCGCCTTGAAGTGTGGCGTAACAACCCTGCCAAATGGGCTGAGGACCACGGCCTGTTCATGTGGTCTAAGCAGCGTGAAGTTTCACAGTCGGTTGTTAATAATCAAAAAACCCTTGTGGTTACTGGCAACGGGGCAGGCAAGTCAAGGCTGTCAGCCACCCTCGTTAACTGGTGGGTAGACACACACCCTGTCGATGACACGACAGTGGTCACCACAGCAACAAACTGGAAACAGGTCCGTAACGTCCTGTGGAAGGAGATTCCACGTGTCAAGGCAGTTGCGGGCATTGGTGGCAAGGTGAATGCCGACGCAACATGGAAGATGGGGAACCGACAAGACCCTATCGCTTTCGGTATGAAGCCGGACGATAAGGACGAGTCTGGCTTCCAGGGTGTCCACGACCAGTACGTCCTCGTGATCATGGACGAGGCCGGAGGCATTTCCAAGGAAATCTTCACCGCAGCCGACGCCATCACCACCAACAAGTTTGCACGCATCCTGGCCATTGCTAACCCGAATGATCCATCGTGCTACATGGCCGAGGTCTACAAGCGTGAGATGCGCCTGAAGCCAGAGGAACGCTCGTGGAACATCATCCAGTTCGGAGCATACGACACACCTAACTTCACGGGCGAAGTCGTGCCTGTCGAGGTTGCGACTCGTCTTGTGCAGGTTGACTGGGTTGAGGCGCGTAAGAAGGAATGGGGAGAGGATGACCCCCGCTTTGTCGCACGTGTCCTTGGCGAGTTCCCTGACGTGTCGGATGATGGCCTGTTCAACATGGGCCGTGTCATGCAGTCGATGGAGGCGTACGACACCTCGGAGCCGGACGAGGGTATGCCGATCACTCTGGGCGTCGATGTGGCACGCTATGGCTCCGACAGTTCCGTGATCGTGTCGAACCAGGGTGGCTACATCAAGATTCATGGGCGCTACCAGGGCTTGAATGGCCCTGAGCTTGCTCGTAAGGTTGGTGAGCTGGCCACTGAGCTGGGGGCTGTCGAGATTCGTATTGACGCGATTGGTGTCGGTGCATCTGTGCTGGATAGCATCTACAATTTCGTGCCTGCAACCATTTCTGTTGTTGGTATTCATGGCAACGCGAAGTCCGGTGATAGCACGAAGTGGTACAACTATCGCGCCGCTATGTACGATCAGTTTGCCAAGGCTGTCGCTGATGGTCGTGTATTCCTGCCAGACGATGACGAGCTGCATAACGAGATTGCGTCGATTAAGTACGAGTACCGGGGGTCTGCGCTGCTTATTGAATCGAAGGAAAACATGCGTAAGCGTGGCATTAAGTCGCCTGACGTTCTTGATGCTGTCATTTATGCATACCAGAATATTGGGGCAATTATGGCTGGTGATTCAGAAGGCCAGTATTACTCACCGGATGATCTGCTCGAAGAGGATGACCTCTTGGACTTCATGTTCGAGGAAGAGTTGTCTGTATTTCTAGCATGATAGGATAATTTACATGAAGTATGAGCAGACGTTTAGAGAGGCTATGGGGGCCTTTTCCGACACCCTAGCGCGTCTCAAGCGAGAAGATGTGGGCTGGTTGCCTTTGTCTGCTGTCGAGGGTGTTGACTCTCTGATTACTCTTGATGTGATTAGGGATCATTCCGCGCGTGCGCGTCGTTTGGCTACTCTCAACCCTATTGTGAAGCGTGGCTTGGTTGTCCGTAATGCTTATATGTGGGCTGATCCGGTCGTGTATAAGGGTGAGACGCGACCGGCCCGCAAGGTGATTGACGAGAACGCAAAGGCGTGCTTTAGTGTCCAGGCCCGTGTTCGAGATGAGCAGTCGTTCAACACGGATGGTTGCGTCATCTACTTGATCGACAAGGCGACGAAGACTGTTACGCCTGTTCCGCTCATGCGCCTTGGTGGTGTGGCGACTGATGATGCAACCGGGGATGTCGTTGCACTCCTAATTAATCCTGTCGTGAGCGGTGAGCCTCAGTGGTACATGCTGTGGGACCGAGTGGGCGTGAAGATCACCAAGTCTAACTACAAGGTGAATCGCCGCTTGACGGCTGTGTACACGACCGTGAACCGGCTGATGTCAGAGCAATACGGCAAGCCTGATCTCATGAGCGCTATGTCGTATGCGCAGCGGTACAAGGAACATCTTGAGGTTGCGCACCTTATGGAGAAGTCCCTGGCAAAGCTGGCCTTTAAGGCGACGAGCGTCAACTCCAGGCAGCAACAGGCCGTTCAGCAGCGTATGGCTGGTCCTGGTGTCGGTGGCACTGCGAACATTGGCGCGGGGCAGGACATCCAGGCGATTAACAAGGCCGGTGCTGGCATTGACTTCTCGGCTGGTACGCCTCTTGCAGCCATGGTGTCGGCTGCTCTCGACATCCCTCTGTCGGTGTTGCTGACGGACGGCTCTGCTGGTGGACGACAGGGCGCTGAGACTGCGCTGGAAGACCCAACGTTCAAGGCGTTGGAATTGCGCCGTCAGTTGCATATCGACATGCTGAATGAGATTGCTGCGGCTCTCGGCATCAAGGTGTCGATTGAATACGGGTCAATTAACAATGACCAGACACACCGTCGTATTCAGTCTTTGACGCTTGCGTACCAGAATGGTGCCCTGCATCAGATTGAGATGCGTTCGGGTGTGTTGCAGTTGTTGAAGATTGCTGGGTCCTTGCCATTGGAGGATTTGCCTGAGTTGCCTTCTGAAGATGAGGGCAAGGAAGATTCGACATCGACAAAGAGTGACGACGAGACCAAGGACGGGCGTGCGACAGGTGTCGGCCCCCTGTCTGATGGGACAAATGATAACAGGAGTAAGGGGACAGATGCTTAAGCTGCATGAGTCAACGGCGGCTGTCGGTACTGAGTCTCTTGGTGAGGGAAAGTACCGCATCCGCATTATCGTGCCCGGCCAGGGTTCGAGTGGTATCTACACCGCTGAGAACCTGGCTGAGTCTGCGCCTTTGTTTAAGGCGGGAACTGAGATGTTCATCGACCACCCAACTGAGTCTGAGGAATGGGAGCGCCCCGAGCGTTCTATCCGTGACTATGCTGGTGTGTTTCTTGAAGACGCGACAGTAGGGGAAGACGGCGCACTCTACACCATCTGTAAGGTGTTCTCGGGTGTGAATGAAATTATCCGTGATAAGTGGGAGCACATTGGTGTTTCCATTAACGCCTGGTGCAACGAGCCAATTGCAGAAACAGGTGTTGTTCCTGTTTTTGCCGGTGTTCGCTCAGTTGACTTCGTTACCACTCCCGGTGCGGGTGGCGCAGTTATTGATCTGCTAGAATCAAATCGAAACAACTCTATTACTAAGGAGGCGGGCGTGGACAAGGAGATCGCGTCCAAGTTCAGCGACCTTGAAACTAAGTTTGCTACTCTTATTGAGGCACTTGGTTCTAAGCTCGATTCCGTTGTGACTTCTATTCAGGAGTCCAAGGAGGAAGAGAAGGTCGAAGAGGCATCTGTCGATGTCGATGCCGCTATTGATGCGGGAAAGAAGATTGCTGAGTCTGGTCTGCCAGAGGCGGCTGTCGTGCGTGTTCGTGAAGCTGTGAAGAAGGGTGTGGATGTTGAGTCCGCTCTTGAGGCTGAGCGCGCTTATCTCAAGGAGGCTGTCGCTGCGACTGCCACCCCCGTTGTTGATGAGTCTGCCGGGGTTTCCTTGAAGGAGTCCTACGCTAAGATTGGTTGGAAGTGATCTTAATGGCGGGTATCAAGAAGTTCCCTCTGACGGGTAACAAGGATAACCAGATTTTTGAGTACAGCGACACTTTGTCGCTTGAGATTGACGACGCGCAGAAGCACCTGAAGGCCGGTGACGCGGTTGTCGTCAACAAGGAGGCTGGTATTGCTGGCATCCTGGTGTCGGATGTCGCCCCAGGTGAAGAGAAGACGGATTACGCGACTGCTGCTGAGGCTTTGACTAAGCCGACGTATGGGCTGAACCGCGCCAAGCACGCCTCGGTTCGCGTGAAGGGTGGCGTGTTCGCGCTCAAGGTTGACGGCACTGCTCCGACGCCATTCAAGCCTGGCACGCTCGTGTACCTGAAGGCTGCGACGGCTGGTGCCAAGCCCACCATTACCTTCACTAAGGCGGGCGCGGACGTTGTGCTCGGTTGGGTGAAGGAACCGTACAATGCTGCTGTTAAGGATGGCATTTACCAGGTTGTTCTCGACACTCGTCTCCTGGGCTGAAAGGTTTAACTAATGACTACTTTTGAGGAAAAGCAGCTTGAGTTCAACGAGTTGCTGGAAGGCTCGTTTGCTGGCGATAAGATCGCTCAGGCTAAGCTGAAGGAGGCTGTCACCACTGACAGCCTTGCTCCTACGATGTTCGTTAACGCTGCTAATGTGCAGTTTGTTAACGCTTACGAGTCTTACGACTCGATTTGGCCGAAGATCGCTGAGAAGGTTCTTCTCAACGACTTCCGTTCTACTGCTTACCTGTCGCTGAACTCGGACATTGCGTCGATGCCTATCGACAACGGGGGCTTCTCGCCTATCCAGGACACGCTGCCCGCGATTCCTGAGCTGACCCCTTACCCGACCCTGACGTACACCGGCGATGGCCGCTTCGTTGAGGTTGGCAAGCATGGTGCGCGCCTTCAATTCTCGTTCGAAGCAATCGTCAATGACGATTGGAACACGATTGAGAAGCTGCCGACTGACGCGGGCCGTCTCGCGGCTCGCACTGAAGACCTCCTGGTCCTTATGACCTTGTTCGACCCTCGTACCAAGAACATCAAGACCAATCTGGGTCGTCAGCTTGACCTGTCGAAGGTTCCTGCCGAGTTCAAGGGCGAGGCCATTCCCGGTGCGAACGGCAAGGATGCGCGTATTTCTTACGGTGCTATCACTGCTGCTCGTTGGCAGGCTCTTAACACCAAGTCTGAGTCTGGTCGCACTGTTACCGTTCCAGGTGGTTTCGCTCTGGTTTGCTCGCCTGCTCAGGCTCAGCTTGCGCGTGAGATTCTTGCTATCCGCGAGATTCGCACGACCAACGGCAAGACGACCACGATCAGCACTAATACGCTGACTAACATTGAGGTTGTCGAATCTGATCTCATTGGTGCCATTGTTGGTGACGACGCTTGGGCGCTTGTCCCCAAGGGCGGTAAGGCCGGGGACAAGACCACTATCGCTAAGACCTCCATGCGTGGTCGTGAGACCCCGGAGCTTCGCGCTCACAATGCGACTGGTACGATGCTTGGTGGCGGCTCTGTTGATTACCGTGAAGGTAGCTTCGACAATGATGATGTCGAGATTCGTGTGCGTCAGATTGCTGGCGCTGGCCTGTTGTATCTTGACGGCGTTGTCCTCTCTGCCGGTGGTCAAAACTGATCACCTCTGATCAGTTAGCTGATTAAGCAAGACCCCTGTGGCCCTTTGTCACGGGGGTCTTGCTATACTTGGTTTTATGAGCGAGATTGATTTTTCTTCACCTGTTGGACAGGTGCGTGTACTTATTCCTGATTTGCGTAAGTTGGAAGACTTGCGCAATTTGAGGAACGAGCCACGTTATCTTTTCGCGGATGAAGAGATCGAGGCTTTGCTCACCGTTAATGGTGGTAACGTAAAGCTGGCTGCTGCTGATGCTTGTGACGCTATCGGCATGGATAAGGCTTTGCAGTTGCTTGTCTTGAAGACTGACGACAAGCAGACGGACGGCGCTAAGCTGCTGTCGGCTATTGTCGCCCGTGCTAGGCAGTTGCGCGCTCAGGCGAAGGAAGACGAAGAGAGCAATCTCTGTTTCGATGTTGTGCATCCAACGTTTGAGCCTGTGGATTGGGCGGTGAACTTCTAGTGGCACTGTCGATCAATCCTAATATCCACCCCTTGTTCATCCATGCCTCGTATTACCCTCTTCAATTGTTGGCTAATACGAAGGTGAGCATCTACGAGACACCTGACACGGTGTCGTATGATTGGACGGCTGACAATGGTCTGTCGGCTAAGGACAACCATCCTGTGTGGAAGGGATGGGCGAACATTACACCTAATGTGGACTGGCGCGCTCGCAATCGTGAGTGGGCTGGTGAAGTGACTGGTGTCCACGCTTACCGTGTGCAGTTGTTGCATCTCGACAAGAACGAGCTGGTGTCGCAGGACTTGTGGGGTGAGCCTTCTGTACGTGTGTCGTTTGCTGAGGGTATGCGTCTCCAAGTAGACGAAATGCCGACTGACACAAGGGTTGAGGGCTTGAAGCTGGTTGTGCGTAATGCTCAAATTGATACGCTAAATTGGCAGGTAACACTGCTTTGTGATGTGGAGACGGGGGATACTGCTCATGGCACGCACTAAGAAGACAGTACGGTTTGATGGTCGCGTTACTGGCATTAAGGTAACTGTCGATTCTGACCGTTATGGCGTTGCAGCTAAAGCAAAAAAGAAAATCATCGACGCCGCTTGGAAGAAGGTTGACGCTGCTGCTAAGGCTGCGGCTGCTGCCTCTACTGAGTATGGGCGTCAATTGATTGGCACTGACCCCCGGCGTGTCGATACTGGCTATATGCGCGACACGTTCAGTGTTGATGCTTCTAAGGGCGGCAAGGTTGTCGAGATCGGCTGGCATAAGTGGGAGCGTGAAAAGCCATACTATTCCTGGCAGGAGAACGGCACGTACGGTAACCGTACTTCCGGCTATCTGCGCTCTGGCTTGCGCGGGAAGGCACGAGGCAGCAAGGATACGAAGGGCATTATCCCTGCAAAGTACCTGCCTCGCATTACGGCTGTGTTCCGTGAAGAGTTTTATGGGAGGCTTAAGTGAAAGACCGGACCCTAGAGTTTGATGAGGCCTGTCTGTCTCTGTTGCGTACCATCAAGGGTATTGAGGTTTTCGATTCTTTTGCTCGTAAGGTAGATGCACCACTGTACATTGTGTACCACGGTGGCGCTGAGATCAATCGACAGCTACGAGGTTACAAGTCGGTTGCCGGGCACACCCTGGATGTCTATGAGCACCCATTCCACATTGATGTGTATGGTGAGGATAAGAGGCTTCTTAATCGGCTGGTGTCGGTTGTGAAGGAAAAGCTTATTGGTACTGTGTTGATCGACGGGTCGAATGGCATCAATATTGCTGCATCTGTCGGTACGTCTAAGGATTTCGATTCGACTTTGCGCCCAGCTATTTTTCAACATAGCATGGCTTTCTACGTCAACCTAGATAGAGGAGACTAATATGCGTGTGCGTAATGTGTACACGGGGATCGTGTGCGAGAAGTCTGAGGCAGAGCTTTCGGTTCTGCCCGACATGTATGAGCGTGTCGATGACAAGACACCACTAACCCAGCCGTCTTGCTGTGGTGCAGATGATACCATTGAAGACGACAATACTACTCAGGAGGACTGATTATGGCAAAGATGTTGTCTCCGAACACCACCATTTGGTGGGTTACGGCTGATGGTATCACGAGTACTGACGACTTGTTTAAGGCTGCTACCTACACGGGTGCCACGTCGAAGGCTGTCGATATTTCCTGCGCTATCGCGGCGGGTATGACGCTCGGCGCGACGGACAGTGATACTGACGATTCTCGTTCAATTTGCGATAGTGGTAACGCGAAGACCCCAACTATCGCGAACTACGAGGCGTCGCTCACCTTCTTCCGTGAGGAGATCGCTAAGGGTCAAAAGGCCGCTGGTAACACCAGCGTCTATGACAAGGCGTTCCAGTTGTTCAAGCGTGGAACGCTCGATGGGTTGAAGGAGGGCTACCTCGTTCAGCGCATTGGCTTCCGACAGGGCACCCCTGTCGAGGCTGGTCAAGAGCTGTCGGCCTTTAAGGTTGTCCCTGATAACCCAAAGGATGTCCTCGGTGACGGGGACAAGCCGATCCAGTTTGAGGTTCCCTTCCTACCTCAGGGCTTTATGCAGTTGAATAAGGCTGTCACTGCCTGATCTTCTCTGCTAGAATACCCCTGTACCTCCGAGGTGCGGGGGTATTCTCAGATCTGATTGGAGTAGACATGGCTTTCGAACTGTCTAAGATTATCTCGTCCATCAAGCCTACGGTCAAGTCTATCGACGTTCCGCTGAATACTGAAAACGCGGAGCGTTTCGCCCAACTGGTAGAGATTGCTAAGACCGCGCAACTGGTCGAGGCCCCGGCATCTCGTTCGATTACGGACACGGCACCTGGTGTCGAGCTTCAGGAGGAGCTTGAGGCTCTTCGCAAGGAGACGGTCACTCTTCGTCTGCGTGCACTTTCCAATAAGGAACTCAATGTTCTGAAGCGCCGCGTGTGGGAGGACAAGTTCTTCAGTACGAAGAACAAGAACGAGGATGAGCGGGCGGTTATTGCCGTTGAGCGTGAAGATCGTTTGATGGAGTATATCGTTGCTCGCTCCTGTGTCGAGATCATCGACAACTCCACGGGTGAATCAAAGAATGGCCTGACAGAAGACGAGGCAGCAGAGCTGCGTGGCCACCTGCCCGAGTTCCTGTGGCAGGAAATCTGCGGTACATGGAACGATGCACAGCAGCTCGGCGCTGTCGTATCGGAAGCAATTAGTGACCCTACGTTTCGTGGGGACGGAACTGAGCCGACCGGAGAACCAGTGGATGATTCTCTTGTTGAAAACGGCGAGGGCTGAGGGTAAGCCTCCGACGTTGTTTATCGGTGCTCCTGGCATGTTTGCTCGGTCAGTGCCTGCATGGGTTGGTGACGAGATGGACTCGGAGCCAATAGATCAAACTGAATACACGCCGCTTGATCTGGCCTTGTGTGCGGGGTATCAATACTATCTCGATAGTCTGTGTAACAAGTGTGGTACGCCGCTTTGGTATGGTCGCAGTGACCATAGCGCGATTGAGTTCCATGTTGAAACATCGACATGCTATTCATGTGCTGAGCTTGATAGGTATCGTGAGCATAAGCATCCGAAACCAGGTGAAAGCTCATTTACTGTTCTGGATACTGTCGAGTATTCGGATGGTACGAAAGAGCCGTTGCCGACACCCATTGAAGCGCTTGAACAAGTTAGGTAGGAAGAGTCCCTGGTATCATTGAGGTGGTATCAGGGACTTTTCTTAGGAGTAAGAATGGCAGACGAGTCGATCAAGATTGACATTGACGTTAATGCCTCGGGTGCAGATAAGGCGGCGCAGAGCATTGGTGCTTTGGAAAAGCAGATCGGCTCGCTACAGAGTGCTGTCGCCACACTGAAGTCCCCGTCTGGCCGTGGTGGTACGGTTCTTGATTCTTTGCAGCTTGATAGCTCGAAGGTCAAGAACCTGAAGGAATCTGCGACAGCACTGCGGTCTGTGGCAGACGCTCTCGGCGCGCTGAATAAGGCTGCGGGTGATGTTAGCAAGGCTGATCTTTCGGCTGGTGTCGATAAGGCTGTGTCGGCATATCGACAGTTCATCCGTGAGACTCGCACGATGAACAACCTGAGCAAGGATCACATCGCTAAGCTGAAGGATACTGCTTCGGCTATGCGTGAGGTGGCTTCTGCGTCGAATGCCATGGCCGAGGCCGAGAATAAGGCGAAGAAGGCCCAGGCGGCGTTGAACCAGTCGCAGGCCCGTAAGACCGAGGCGCAGGCTGAGAAGCTGCGCGCTCAGGCAGCGGTGAAGCACGAGGATAATGCACTCCCGTTGCAGAAGCAGAAGGGCCGAGACGAGCGTAACTTGGTGAAGGCGAAAGGCGATGAGGCTGCTCGTCTTGCCGAGATTCAGGCTACGACAGCGTTGCAGCAGGCTGAGCTGAAGCTTGCTGGTACGACAGCAACCGCTGAGGCGAAGCGTGAGGCCGCTGCTGTCGCTGCATCTGCTCGTATTGCGGCTGCTCGTGAGGCTGAGGCTGGCCGTACGCAGCGTGCCATGATTAAGGAGCAGGGCGCGGGCGAGCGCCAGATGATGCGTATCAACGCGTCTCAGGCGAAGGCTCAGCTCCGTGCGAACGAGCAGGCGATTGAGAATGTGCGTTATGCTGCTCGTGACACGGCGGTGTATTACGGGACAATTACGGCTGGCCTTGGCACGCTGGGGTCGGCCGGCCCGCGGGGCCGG